ACGGCGCAATCTGACAGCACATTTACTTGCGCACGCCATGAAAACGACGTGATTCCGGTGGATTGGCAGCGCCAGGGCTGCGATGGACACGCCCTGCACATTGATCTAGTGCCGTGGCAGATGGCCGAGCCTGCCGACGAATGGACGCCGGTTTATTTGATTGATGGCAAGCCGGTAGCCAATGGCGAACCAAACGAAACCACGTTCAGCAGCCGTGAGATTTTGGCGAATCCTAAGACCTGCGCGAATCCTGACGAGTTTATTCAGGAGATCCGAAAAGATGGTGGGATGGTTACGGGATGAAACTTCGCGACTACCAACAACGCGCAATTAACCAACTTTATGACTGGTTCCGCGCTGGTAACGAAGGCAATCCCTGCTTGGTGTTGCCGACCGGCTCGGGCAAAAGCCACATCGTCGCCGCCCTGTGCAAGGACGCCCTGCAAAGTTGGCCTGAAACGCGGGTCTTGATGCTAACCCACGTCAAGGAGCTGATTGAACAGAACGCCGAGAAAATGCGCCAACACTGGCCCGGTGCGCCTCTTGGCATCTACTCTGCCAGCATCGGGCGCAAGGATCTAGGGGAGCCGATTACATTTGCCGGCATCCAGTCGGTGCGCAGCAAAGCGCGCGAGCTGGGCCACATTGATTTGGTGATCATCGACGAGTGCCACTTGGTCAACCATAAGGACGAGGGGGGATATCGCACGCTGCTGGATGAACTGCAAGCAATCAACCCGGCCCTGCGCGTGGTGGGTTTGACAGCCACCCCGTATCGCCTCGGTCATGGTCTGATTACAGATGCCCCGGCGATTTTTGCCGATCTCATCGAACCGGTAAGCATTGAAGAACTGGTTTTTAAAGGCCACCTGTCAAAACTGCGTAGTAAAGTGACCGAGGCAAGACTAGACGTTTCTGGGGTCAAAAAACGAGGTGGGGAATACATCGAGGCCGATCTGCAACGAGCAGTAGATACCGCAGACCAGAATGACGCAGTGGTGCGCGAGGTTATCGCCAGGGCAGGCAATCGTAAAGCATGGTTGTTTTTTTGCACAGGTGTAGCACATGCGCAACACGTGGCAGAAGTGATGCAAGAATACGGCATCGCAGCGGCGTGCGTGACTGGCGACACGCCCAAGACCGAGAGAGCCGCAATTCTTGCGGATTTCAAGGCAGGAAAACTCCGCGCCCTGACTAATGCCAACGTCTTAACGACTGGCTTTGACTACCCGGACATTGACCTTATCGCAATGCTCAGGCCCACCATGTCTCCTAGTCTTTACGTGCAGATGGCAGGCCGGGGCATGAGGCCGAAGAGCCATACCGATCACTGTTTAGTGCTGGATTTTGCTGGCGTGGTTGAGACTCACGGGCCGATAACGGCAGTGCAGCCGCCAAAAAAAGCGGGATCAGGCGAAGGCGAGGCACCCGTCAAGGTGTGCGATACATGCAACGAGCTTTGCCCGATCTCAGCGCGTCAGTGCCCTGCATGTGGCGCAGAGTTCCCGGCGCCGGGGCCTAAACGTTTTGAGCTGCGCACCGACGATATTATGGGCATCGAGCCAAGCGAAATGGCTGTGACTGACTGGAAATGGCGCAAGCATGTGAGCAAGGCAAGCGGTAAAGAAATGCTGGCCGTTACGTATTACGGGGCGTTGAGTGAAAAACCGATCACCGAGTACCTGCCTATCAACCACGAAGGTTATGCGGGCCAGAAGGCGCTCGGGCATCTTTTAGCTATGAAAGCAAAGAGCGGTGCGCCGGATACTACAGATCATTCACTTGATGGTATATCGGCATCAATGAATGCCGGGATGCCCCCTGCTAATATAACCTATAAACAAGACGGCAAATTCTACCGGGTGCTAACACGCAAATGGAACGAATCCCAACAGAACATGAAGAGCAACGAGAGTTTGTCAGATGGTTCAGGCAATCTTTCCCGGGCGTCAGGATATTTGCCATTCCCAATGGCGGCGCAAGGTCGCCAAGTGTAGCGGGGCGACTGAAAACCGAAGGTGTGTCCAAGGGCGTGCCAGATCTTTATATCCCGGCCTGGCGCGTGTGGGTGGAAATGAAGCGCCAGAAAGGCGGTACTGTATCACCAGAGCAAAAAGACTGGCACCAGTACCTTGAAAGCTGTGGAGATTGTGTTATTCTTGCTAAAGGATGTGCACATGCACAAGAATTGCTCCTTTCGGTAAAGCCTCCCCCCGCTTGCTGATGACACCCCGGAAAGACGGGGATTAACAATAAAGATGGTGTTGGGTTCCCTTTAATTACAGGGGATAAAATTCGTCGCCCCCGCGCCATCTTTTTTGTTGGTTACAAGCGGCGGTACACAGACTTCGAGTCTTGAACGCTGCGCCAGCAAGCCTGAACTGCACAGCACGAGGCTTTAAGCTACAGAGGTGCTGACCGCCGGGAACAGTCCGGCACCAACACGCATGAGGATGGTGAAAGCCGCGTGCCCGGGGTTGCTCCCGATAGCCGTCCTCAGCCGTGTTGGTGAATGCACAGACTGATGTGCGAGGGATTCGGACAATAAAGCCATTACCCACTTGTGGGCCGATACCTTTCAACGTTGTGGGGAAACGCCAAACGCTGGAGATCAGTACCAGCCACCAACAACCTACACGCATGAGGATTCGGGCATTAGCTTGCCCATCGGACTACAGAACCCGAGGGGAGTCCTCAGTCGTGTTGGTGGCAAACGACAGTCACGAGGAAAAGGGGACGCCTGAACTACTCGTTAAGCGCGTTGGATTCGCGCCCTCCAACAAACAACCCGCCACGCCTCTCAACGATGCGCACCCAGGCGGGTTTTTTATTGCCTGCACACTTTTTTTACATTTTGTTGTTAAAAACGCTTGCATTGTGCGTTCATTGTGCGTAATATTCAGACATCAACAACGCAACACAACCAAGGAGCTGCATTATGCAAACACTTGACCCCCGCCCGATTTTTGAACCAGAAGGCTGGTATTTCATTAGCACCACTTTGACTGCCGCAGGCCGCAAAAAAGTTCAAGAGTTCTATGACTTCGTAAATCCTTACGAATACGCAAAAAACAGGCTTGGCAAATCTTATCCGGTTGAAGATTTCATTTTTGACATTGAAATGAACTCTGAAGATCAGCTTTTGCACCCGGTTTGCAAAATGGGCGGATATTTTGAAGAACTGGTCGAAGGCGTTGATTACGTGCTTGAGTTCCAGTGCAAAGAAGCGTTTGAGCTTGCTACGCTTGCTTACAGACTCAACGAAATGCACGAAATTTTTGCCGCCGAACTTGATCGAATCGGCGCTTAATTTAACCGCCCCCTTCGGGGGGCTTACTTACAAGGAGGCGGTATGCAATCCATGAAAACAAAACAGCAGTTGGCCCGTCGTGCAGTCGAGCTGTATCCGATGAAAAACTACGCCAGCCGGAAAGATGTGATTCATGTCCGTAAAGGCTGGCTGCGTAGTGTGTTGCGACTTGGAAATAAATGGATTCTTGCGGCAGATCGTGATTCGGCTGTGCTTATTACGTGCGTTTTCTGCGCAATCGTTCTCTGCATGGTGCCCGCATGAACCTGACGCGATACGGCATTCTGGATGAGTTTGGGGACTTGGTGCGATGGACGTACGAGAAGCCTAATGACGGAACGATGTACCTAATAGAAATTACCAAACCTTTGTATGAAATTGACTGGGAAAACTTTGAGGAGGCTTTGTTTTGAGAAAACGAAGCAAACGCCAAGTCAAGGCTGCGGAAATTCCTTGCATCGTCATGAGTGCAATTATTCCTGAAGCTCAGATTGCTTTATTTACTGCGCTTCAGGCATTTAAAGAAGGGTGGGCAGAACCGGCGCATTTTGACGCAATGTTAGACACTCGAGACATGCTTTTACTTGGCGCAAACGCCAAGCGTGAAGAAAAAACCGTTGAAGTTGCAAGGGCGATTAATGTGGCACTTGCAAACATTCAGGATAGTTGGGACGGAAAAAAGTTTTACTTTAATAAAGATGAACTAAACGCTTTGCAGATTTTAGTCGATGTATCTAATGACTTTTGGAATAGGCAATCAGGGGCAATTTATCACGCAGCTTATTTAGCGCTCAAAAAGTGGAGGCAAAAACAAAATGAAGATAAATGCAAGCAAGCAGGAGCCAATCAAACCGGGGTGGTATGTCTGTGAATGGGGCGAATTTGCATCAAGCCCGACCCTGGTTTATTACGATGAGCGCGGATGGCAAAGGCAACCAGGAATAGAAAGTTTTTTCGGAACACATGAATCAGACGTTTGGTGGGATGAGTTTGAGCCGAGCGATTTCACCAAGTTCCTTTTGAGGGTTTTGCCGTGATATGGGCTGAATATGTTTTGGATATTCCGAAGTCTTTAGAACAACGCAGGGTTGAAACATCAGAGCAGTACAGGAAAGAAAAAGACAAAATTTACAAACGGAAAAAAAGAGAAGCAAAGAAAAAATGTACGAATACAAAGCAACAGTAACGAATGTGGTGGATGGCGACACGCAAGGAATGAACCTACGAAAAGCAGCACA